AGTGATGTGCTGATGCCAGTGCGTGACCTGCCCGTGCGTGTTGATTTTGATCAGGGCTTACACCCTGCCTGCCTGCTGCGCCAGAACATGCCTGATGGCCAGCTGCGCTGGCTTGATGAATTATATTCGGATGGGGGTGCGGTTGATTTGTGTGACCAGCTGCGGCGGTTGATAGGCAGTGCCAAGTATGCAGGCTGCCGTGTGATTGGCGGCAAGGGCGATCCGATGATTGTCACACGCTCAGGCAATGATGCTGAGAGCTGGGCCGATGTCGTCAACCGCTTGATGGGCTGGACGGGCCATTCACGGTTGATGCCAGCGCAGACGAACGACCCGGACAAGCGGCAAGGAGTGGTACGCTACCGCCTAAAAACCAATACTGCCACGGGGCAGCCAGGTCTGCTAGTCAGCTCCACTTGCAAGATCATCCGTAAAGGTTTCAATAGCACATACCGCTTCAAGGCCGTGATGGGCCGGCAGGGTGAGTATCGCGATATACCAGATAAAATATTTCCCGTTGCCGATCTGCATGATGCCGGACAGTACGGCGCAATGGACGATGGCGGGTTTGAGGAAGTGGTAGGCCGTGTAGCGCGTGGGCGTGGCGCGTTTGGCAGCAAGTCATTCAAGGCAAGGGTGGAGGTGCGGGTATGAACGATACAACACTGGCCATGCTTGATCGTTTTATTCCGCATCCCCGCGTGGCAGCGCGGCTCGTGGACCCTGATTACATGGCGCGTATCCTGTGGCAGATGCAGGCGGCGCCATGGTTTGCGCTGCCCGATGACAAGGCACCGGCCGCGCTGTGCGGCGTGCTGCATCGTCTTGGCGTGGGCGAAGTATGGATGTTGCCAGGTATGGATTTTGCTGCATCAGCGCGCCGTATCCTGCCGATGCAGCGCGGGATGATCGAGGTGACGTACAAAGCGTTAGGTTTGAGGCGGTTACAGATGCTGGTCGAGGCCGATTGGCCTGAGGCTCAACGCTATGCTGAGCATCTGGGGTTTGTGCGCGAGTACGACAAGCCCGCGCGGGCGTTGGGTCATAACGGTACGGATGTATTTTTTTATATTTATCAACCAAAGGGAAGCAACAATGACTGACATGATTTCAGGATGGTTCGGCGGATCAACAAAAGCTGGAAAAGCATCCAAGGCCGCGCGTCTGCAGCAAGAAAAATCACTTGCTGCGCAGGAAGCAGGACAAGCCCGCGCGCAAGTGAGCGAAGACAAACGTGCAACGGATCTGTCAGGGCAGCTGGCTGCACAACGCCGTGCTGTTGCTGCCCGTAGCGGCGGTCGCAGTTCGCTGGCCTATGCGGGGCCTGTGACAAAACTCAAAACAACACTGGGGGGCTGATATGCCGAAAATGGAACCTGAAATTTTAGTTAAGTGCGCCAACGCTGATTTTGCAGCGCGTGATTTATGGCGTTCGATTTTGCAGGATGCTTATGATCTTTCCATGCCGGCACGCAACCCTTACACGGGTACGGATAAAGGCCCAAAGCCTATGGACAAGCAGTATGATTCCACCGCGGGTGATGGCGTATTCAAGCTGGCTAATCGCTTGCTCATGGAATTGACGCCGCCAGATCAGAAATGGGCTGATGGACAAGTAGGACCGTTGCTGGAAGCGCAACTAAAGCAGCAATACGGCGATAAGCAGGCTGACAAAGCCATTGAAGAAATGAATGCCGAAATCCTGAAAACCATGATGCTGATTTTTATCGTCACGCAATCCGGCCCGTTTGTGGATGCGATGTGGGAAGTATTCATTGATTTGATTGTGGCAGGTCTTGGCGTATTGCTGGCGCAGGATAGTGGCACGGATGACATTGATCCGATGGTGTTCCAGTGCGTGCCACAGCATGAGGTAGCAATTGCTGACGGGCCTACGGGTAAGCTCAAGCGCGTTTCACGAAAACGCAAAATGAAGGTACGGGAAATCACTGAAGTTTGGCCTGCTGCAATTGTGCCAGATAACCTGATACCAGCAAATAAAAAAGAAAAAGATCCTGAAATTGAAGTGCTTGAATGCTCGTACTGGGGTGGCCCTAAAGGTGAATCCATCTGGCATTACGACATAATTTACGCTGGCGAAAACAAGGCTGTCCTGCTGCATGAAGAAACATTCAAGCGCAGCCCTTTCCATGTGTTCAGGTGGTCAAAAATTCCAGGCTCGGCTTATGGGGTCAGCCCTGTGATGCTGAAATTGCCTGATATTCGCACACTCAACAAGGTGGTCGAGATGACGTTGCAGAATGCAGCGTTGGCGATTGCAGGCATGTATATGGTGCGTGATGATGGTGTAGTAAACCCTGACAATCTTGTGATCCAGGCGGGCGGGATGATCCCCGTCGGATCTGCTGGCGGAACCATGGGGCCATCCATCGCGCCGCTTGAGACAGGGCGTGGGTTTGATATCGGACAATTGATCACGCAGGACATGCGTGAAAGCGTCAACAAAGGACTGTTTAATAACGGCCTTCCGCCCCTTGACGGCAAGGTGCGGAGCGCGACCGAGTTTGTTGAACGTCAACGTGAACTGACGCAAGACATTGGTGGCGCGATCGGACGTTTAACGCGTAGCCTGTCTGAGCTTGTATCCCAGATCGCTGGAGTGATGGCGGATCGTGGATTTATACCGCAGCTGCCATTCGATCAGTATACTTTCAAAGTGCAGATCAACTCCCCGCTTGCCCGTTCGCAGAAATTGCAGGAGGTGCAGGTCATCGTTGAAACTATTCAGATAGCTATGGCATTGGGTGGACCCGAGCTGGCGGCGCTGGCTTTTAAAATGGAAGATGTCATGGATCGTATCTCCAGATTACGGGGTGTACCGATTGATCTCGTTCGCAGTAAAGACGATCGTGCTGAAATGCAGCAAAAACTTGCCCAATTCGCCGCGAGCCAGCAGGCCGGGGCACAACCGCAGCTTCAAGCTGCATAACCAAGAAGGAAAAGTAAAATGAAATCGCTTATCAAAAATACACCGCAGGGAAATGTTCCGCAAATCCCCTCGGTTGAGGATCTGATGACTGGCCTTGGTGTTCATGGCTGGGCAAAATCAGGTCTGGGCGCAGAGGGTCAGGAACCTGTACGGAATGATACGACGAAGGATGATTTGAAGCGCAATTATGCCGCTGTTTTTGGATCGCCGGCGGGTCAAAAAGTGCTTGAGGATTTGATGGATATAACTTTGCGCCGCAGTTTTGATCCGCCTGTTCCGGCCCCAACCATTGAGCAGACGGCTCTGCATACACGCTTCCGGTCCGGTCAAAACAGCATCGCAGTCCATATTATCGCGATGTTACAGCAAGGCCGGGTTTTACCTGCGCCAGGCGCAAAAACGAAACGTAAAAAATAATTAATAATTAATAATTCAAGGAGGCAAACAATGACAAAAGAAAATAATATTGAGGATGGTGCAGAACCAAAAAAATCGGGTGATAATTCCACAGTTTTGGAAGTTGGAAAAGAAAAGAATGAAAATGTTTCGCCAGGACCGTATCGTCCTGAGGGGCTGGCAGATCACCTGTATGGCAAATCGGACCAGGAGACGATTGACCATCTCGCCAAGGCTTATAACGGTGCGCGGACGGAGTTGTCGAAAGGTAGGCCTGTGCCGAAAACTGCGGATGATTATGCGCTTGAATTGCCTGATGACATCAAAAATGTTGTTGATTTGACGAAAGATCCGCTGTGGGCGGCGATGAAACCCGTATTTCACAAGCGGGGTCTTAGCCAGGAAGATGTACAGGATCTGGCAGGCGAGTTGTTTAAGACATCCGCGGCTGCGCATGCGGCGCAGATCGCCAAGGATGATGAGGAACTTGATTTTTCCTATAAAGCGCAGGGCGGTGCGGACAAGGCAAAACCCATGATCGACGGTACGACCGCATGGCTGGTCGGCCTCAAAAGCCAGGGCAAAATCGATGATGCGACGGTCAAGGAATTGACCGCGCTCACAGGTTACGGTGTCGGTCTGCAAGCGCTTGTCAAACTGCGCGAGGGGCTTGGTGAAAAGCCTTTGATACCCGCCAGCATGAACGGCGGCAGCGGTGGCGAAGCTTTGACCGAAACCAAGCTGCAGGAGATGATGCGGGATCCAAAATACTGGCGTGAGAAAAATCCAGCCTTTATTGATGAAGTTACAAAAGGCTTTCAAAAAATTTACGGGAAGTAGTTGACACGGGATTCGCCTGTGTATTACCTTTAAGCAGTTCCGCCCTTCGGCGCGTTATAAAATTGTATCGCGCCGGACCGGATGGTTTCAAGAGCAACCGAAATGCTTTTGCGCCTCAGATCAGCGATATGATCAGGGAATGGACCCGCGATAGCGGCGGCACCTGCCAGGCTAAAAGCCTGATGTAAGCCCGCTTTAGCTTCAAGGCACTCGGCCCGACGAAAGTCACAACCGAAACCTTTGAACTTATGGAGCGACGCAATGTCCATTGATATCGATAACGCATTTGTTAAACAATTTGAACGTGAAGTTTTTGAAGCCTATCAACGCATGGGCTCAAAACTTCGACCTTATGTGCGCAGTAAAACATCTGTCAAAGGCAGCTCGGCTGTTTTTCAAAAAGTTGGTACTGGTACTGCGGGCACCAAATCAAAGCATGGTCTTGTTCCAACTATGAACATTGCTCATAGCACAGTTGAATGTTTTCTTGAGGATTACTATGCAGGGGATTGGGTCGACAAGTTAGATGAATTAAAAATCAACCATGATGAAAGACAGATACAGGCTAATGCTGGCGCATATGCTTTGGGTCGTAAAACAGACAGCTTGATTATTGACAAATTAAAAACGGTTTCTTCTGGTCAGATTATAGGTGTAAATGCGACCGGCCTAACAAAGGATAAGGTACTGCAGGCTTTTGAGCTTCTTGGAGATGCTGAAATTCCGGATGATGGACAAAGAACGGCTATTGTTGGCTGGAAGCAATGGTCGCAGCTTTTGAATATTGAAGAATTTTCATCCTCTGACTACGTGGGCCCTGCCGATCTTCCTTTCAATGGCGGTGTAACGCAAGCAAAAATGTGGTTGGGGACATTATGGATGCCTCATTCTGGATTGCCAAAGGTATCCACGACGCGCAAAACATTCTGGTTTCACAAAACTGCTATAGCACATGCATCCGCACAGGATGTAACGACTGATATCACCTGGCATGGTGATCGCGCCGCTCACTTTGTCAATAGCATGATGAGTCAAGGTGCAGCTTTAATTGAAGAAAAGGGTGTCGTGGAAATCGACTGCCTAGAAGCTTAATCTTTTTTTAAAGGATGACTGTCGTCCTCCAAGTTTTCAAGTTTAAACCCTTCAACTGAACCGGAGTTTTTATCATGGCTATTGATCCTAACAAGTTACGCCGCACGGGCGATTTTGCCGATCGCGGCATTTATACTTATTCAACAATCGATACAAAAGCGACTATAGAAAGTGCAAATTATTTTGATGCCGCGGCGGCACTATTTTCGCTCGGTGCTGGTGATTTGTTACAAGTGAATGGTGATACGGATGGAACACCCTTTACCTGTAATTATACCGTGGCAAGCAATGATGGCGTTACCGTTACAATCACGCCTTCAGAACTTGGATCAAGCGCTACGGCTGATGAAATCACAAGGGCATGTGATTTGACGGGGCGTATTGTTAACGCTACGGGATCGACTGTAACAATCACGCAATCCGCACATGAAGGGCGTATGGTTAATCTGAGCCGTGCAGCAGGGCAAGCTGTCACATTGCCAGCTGCCAGCGGTTCTGGTGGGAAATATCAACTTATCATCGGAACGACCATCACGTCGAATAGCACGACGATTAAGGCTGCGAACTCATCGGATTCCTTTCAGGGATTTAGTATCATTGTTTCTGACGATACTGCTGCTGTAAAAGGCTTTGCGGCTGTGGCTGGCACTGATGACACCATAACATTCAATGGAACGACAACAGGTGGTTTTGTTGGTGATGTGGTTGAAATTGTTGATTTTGCAGCAAACCGCTGGCAGGTGAGAGTGCTGGGCAAGGCCACTGGCACGGAAGCTACGCCTTTCAGCGCAACTGTTTAAACCCTCCTATCAACTGGCAGGCCAGTTTTTATCTGGCCTGCCGATTTCTACCGCATAAGGCAGCATGACGGTTACGACTGCAACAGAAGAAGATTTATGCAACCTGGCACTGACGCGGCTCGGTCTTGATGTCATATCGTCGATTAATGAGGAAACTGATAGAGCGATTGCTTGCAGGTCGCATTATTACGATGTGCGTGATCTTGTGTTCGGTCTGCATGACTGGAACGTGGGTAACGCCGTACGACAACTGGCGCGTGATCTTGATGCCCCGGCCCGCCCCGGCTGGTTGTACGGGTACAAAAAAGCCAGCAACGCCAAGGGCGAACCGTTGGCCGTTTATGAAGATGGAGGCAGTAACCCCACGAGCGATTTTGAAAATGCCGGCGATTATGTTTATGCGAATGCGGCCACGATTTCGGTGCGTTACCCGGTTGTGCAGTCCATTGAAATCTGGCCGCCATTGCTCAAAACCCTGGTGTGGACAGCATTAGCCGCACGGCTGGCCAAACCGTTGACGGATAATACGGATTTGGCTGAACAACTCGACCGTATCGCGTGGGGCGCGCCGGAGTTTGACGGTAATGGTGGGTTGTTTTTGAAAGCGAAGCAGGCTGACAGCCGTTCGCAGAAAATGAGCAGCTTTTTTAAGAACGGTGACCCCCTCACACGGATGAGGTATTGACATGGCCCGTATGAGACAGAACCAGACAAATTTTACGGCCGGCGTGCTGGATGAAAAAATGGCAGCACGGGAGGACATGGCACTGTATTTTAACGGCCTAAAGGCAGGAAAAAACGGCCTGATTTTGCCAATGGGCGGTTTTACGGCCAGACCAGGAAAGCAGTTTATTCGTGCCCACACACGGCAGCTTAATGCCGTATCCCTTAGCGGGGCAACTGTGACAGCCCCACAGGGCGGCACGCCTGCGAATGTGCATGATGGAGATGAGAGCACATATCTTACGACATCCAATGACCTTGCAACCACGAATCCGTTTGTTGTCGCGCATATTGATTTCGGGTCGGTAAGGACGGTGGATGCTATCGATATTGTTAATATCAAGCTTTCAACCGGTGCACTGGCTGGTGAAATGAAAATCCAGTACAGTAGCGATAATACTGCATGGATGAATTATGACACAGCCTTCGACCTCGATGTTGAGGGCAGGACGCGTCGCCGCCGTGCCTCAGCTACGATATCGGCGCGGTACTGGCGGTTGGTACGCATTGGTGCCACAAGCCTTGCGGCGACCATCAGTGTGGCTGAGCTGAAATTCTGGGTGCAGTCCGCCAACCTGTCTGATGGCCGTTTCCTGCCATTTGCCTATTCGACCGACGATGTTTACATGATGGTTGCCAGTGATCAGAACCTTGAGGTTTTGCAGGGTGCTACGCGGACGGGGTCTGTGGCCATTCCACATACACATGCGCAGTTGTCTATTACCAATAAAACGCAGAGCCTTGATACATTGCTGTTGTTTCATCCTGACGTTCAGCCGCATCGTGTATTCAGGCAAGGCGCGAATGATGAATTCGATAGCCGTGCGCAGGATTTTGAAAATATTCCTAAGCATGATTATGGTGCTGGCACCGGCGGCATTGATGAGGTGCAAACCTTGAATGTGGCGGGTACCTCATCTGGCGATAAATTCACGCTATTGCTGGACGGCAAGCGTACTACGGCGATTACGGTCGGGGCATCCAGTGCTGCAACCGCCACAAATATCCAGACGGCACTGCAGGCCCTTGAAAACACATCCGCCACCGGTATTAGCGTGGCGGCAGTCACTGATGGCTTTACTGTGAGTTTTGGCGGGGATGATGGCAGCCAGCCATGGGGTGAAATGCAGATTTCAGTGCTGAGTGGTAACGGCGTGTGGGATTGCGCGCGCACAACTGAGGGTGAATATCCAGGTGAGGCCATTATGAGTGCCACCCGCGGCTGGCCACGTGATGGTGTTTTTTATCAGCAGCGTCTGCATGTTGTTGGTTTCAAAGGTGTACCGAATGCATGGTCTGCCAGTGTGCTTGGGGATGTGTATAATCTTGATATCAATCAGGATGATGAAACACGCGGGCTTTTGCTGCGGGCTGATATGGATCAGGTCGCGGCTATTTATCGTGTTTTTGCTGGGCGACATTTGACATTTTTTACGACTGATGGCGAATTTTTTAATCCGGCAGAGCCTATAGGTAAAGATGCTGTTATGAAGCTCACAACACGGTCTGGCAGTAAGGAAGGTATGCCTGTGCTGGAAGTGGACGGTGCATTGATTTTCTGGCAAGGCGTCAAGGATAATGACAATAATATTGAGGTTGCGACAACGTTAAGGGAATTCTTGTTTATTGATACCGAACAATCCTACCAGGCATCGCCGCTGACAAAAGTTGCTGCTGATATGTTTTCAAACCCCGTTGATATGGCGCGGCGACAGGCGATTGAAAATGATCAGGGTGACGTTATTGTTATTGTCAATGAAGACGGAACAGGCGTGAATTATACAACGCTACGTACTGAGGAAATCAATGCTTTTGTGCCGATGGATACTCGCACGGGTGATAAAATTCTGGCGTGTGGCACTGACAAAAAACGCCGTGTTTATTTTTTGACAGAACGCCAGATTAACGGCGAAACCGTCCGTTACATCGAGATGTGGAATGACAAACTGCTATTTGATTGCGGCGGGATTGAAACGATAACATATCAAACATTCACAGCCACAGCTGGCCAGACTAATTTCATATGGAGTTTTGATAACCCCGTATCGCCCGCTGCGATCGGTTGCCGTGTCAATGGTTTCAGGCTACCTGATAATGCATTCAATGTTAATCTGGGAACCAAAACAATTACTTTAAATATGCCTGTAACAGCGGGCGATATCATCCGCATTGCCCGCATGGTGAACACCGTTACGGGGCTTGACCATCTGGAAGGTGAAACCATCCAGACTTATATTGATGGTTCGCCTGGCAATGATTATACGGTAGCAGCTGGTGCCATTACACTGAATGCCTATGCGGACACTGAAATACAATATGGCTTTGCTTTCGATGTTGAAGGTGAGTTGATGCCGTTTCGTGTGGCTGGGCAAGAAACATTAATTGGTCAGAAAGTACGCTGTATCAATGTATTTTTACAGTTATCACGCACGGGTGGTATTGAAATCAAGGCCAATGACGGGCGATGGGTTAACGTCCCGCTGACACGCCTTGATACAAATATGCTTGATAGATCGCTTGATGATTTATTGTTTTCTGGTACGGCATCGATGCGCGGGCTGCTGGGTTGTGTTGAAGGTGCACCATTAAAATTCCGCAGGCCTTTTACATGCTCCTTTACGCTTTTGAGTATTACGCGGGAGGCTGTTATCTGATGGAAGCTATTATGGGCTTTATGACAGCTGCCGCCGCAGGAGCTACAACTGCGGGCACAGCAACAGCTGCGGCGGCTACGGGGGCTACAACTGCCTTAACAACAGCCGCTGTCGGGGCGCCGCTTTTATCATCCGTTACTGGTGCTTCTGTTGTGGGTGCCGTGGGTGCTGGTGGTGTTTTAGCCCCTACGGCGGGGAGTATCTTTGCAGGTTTAACACCTTTAAGTTTTGCTAGTATCGCCCTGCCAGTTTTTGGTAGTTTACAGCAAGCGGGGGCTGCCAGTCAGCAAGCTATAGCGCAATCGGAATCACTTAAATTGCAGGCGCGTGATCAGGAGCTACTGGCCAAGGCCGAGGAAACGGCTGCCACGCAAGCATCCAATACCATCATGGATAATATGGTGCAGACGATTGCTGCCCAACGTCTGGCCTTTGCTGGCAACGGTGTTGATATTAGCTTCGGCACACCTGGTGCAGTGGCGGATACCACGCGCAAAATGGGGGCTTTGCAGCTTTCAACAACACGGCAGGATGCCATGACGCGTATTTTAGCCCGTCGCAGGCAGGCAGGCGCATACCGTATTGATAGCAGTAATATTCGAGTATCTGGCAAGTCGGAAGGTGCAAACGCGGTTTTAAGTGGCGTGATAGCTGGCGCAGGTCAATACGCAACCCTTGCGGAAAGGGCAAAAACCCGTGGCTAACATTCCAACCATTGATCGCAGCATGCCAGGACGCACACTGGCCCCCGTGGTATCTTACAGTGCCACCGCACCCGTAGCACGGAATGCTGGAGAGCCCATAGCAAACCTGGGGAAAGTTTTAAGCGGCATTCAAAACACGATTGAAAACCGCAAGGATTTGAGAGTTGCTGTTGACTCCAAACGTGCAGGGCAAATGGCAGGGCAAAATGGAATCCCTGCATTGATGGACGAAACAACCATCCGCGGCGAGAACTTTAACCAGGCTGCGCGTGAAGGTGTTGCCGTACAATACAGCCTGAAGTCGCGTCAGGCATTACGTGATTATGAAGAACAGCACGCGATGGACCCTGTAGGCTTTAAGGGAAAAGCCACAGCCTTTATTGGCGGGTTTTTGCCAAAACTTCAGGAATTCGACCCTGCGATGGCGCAGAAATTTGAGGGTGATTTTTCCCTTGAAGTGGATGCGGCAGCCGCCCGTATCAGTGAGCGGCATATTGCAGCTGTGCGCGCGCAACAGGTCGAGGAATCATTGGCGTTGAAGCTTCAGTACGAAGACGATATTGCCTTGCAGGCGCAAACGCTATTTCAAGGAAAACCAGAAGACACGGCTAAAACCCTTGCGGCACTGACAGGTAACGGGGCACAGCTTATCCAGCTTGTTAACCGTGTGGGAGCAGACGGCAAACCGATTTTCGATGTGCATGACCGCGTGGGAGCACAAAACAATGTCGAGGAGCTTGTATCTAAAAATGTAGGACTTTCATGGCTGCGGGCACAGCCCGACATGCTGGCAGCGTATGATGCATGGAAAAAGGGCGATGCCGCTTTCGATGCCGCAGGGCCTGATGGTACAACGCAGCGTATAAAACTGAAAGATGTGCTCGGCCCCCGCGGCTACAGGCAGGCAGAGGAATCATTCTTTGGGCAGTTGAAAAGCGATCTGGCAATCCAGTCACAGGTAGATACAGCGCGCGATCGTGCATTTAACGACAATAGTGATGCATTATTTTCTGATTTGTCTGTCATAGCGCAAGAAAATCAATTGCCGCTTTCGATTGTCGATGCATCCAAGGCCAGCCTTGCGCCAGAGAAATATTTAGCCCTGCGTGCCATGGCTCGTAGTGGTGGGGCCACTGTGACAGATGGTGGGACGTTAGCGCGCTTGTCTGTTGATGATGTCAACGGGTCGGATATCCGTTCTCAACTTACAAGCGCCTATGAAAACGGAAAGCTAACCACAGATGATTATACAAAACTGTACGAACGCAACACACAAAGGCTTGCGAAGGGGATTGATACGCCTGTTTCAACAGGGCGTGATTTTGTTTCCAATTCGCTCGGTAAGCTTTCGACAGAACTTGGTTTTGCGCAGTCCGTAGCTATTCCAAAGGCTGATGCGGAGTATGCCACAAGGGTTGATGATTTTATCAAGAAAAATGAACGGCAGCCAACGACGACTGAGGCACTTGAAATTGGTCAGGACGTTGTGCGGCGATATAGTGCGCTCGATGTTAATACGGCTATTGCGAATATGCCGTTGCCGATAGGGATGTCACCTTCTGAAAAGTTTAGCGGAAATCTGAATTTAGCACGCATTCAGGATGCGGCAAGGCAAACGCGTACGCAGTTTTTGAAGAAATATAACGGCAATGTCGAGGCGATGGAAAGCGATGAACGCTACATCGAGGAAGGCAAGCTGTTGCAGCAATATGTGGATCTGATACAGCGTCGCGATGCGGAAAGGGTGCAAAAAGATGCCTCAAAACCTTAAAGAACAAAATGATATTGATGCTGGGCGTTTTGAAAACGATTTTACATCCATGCACGATGATGCGCAGGCGGATTCCGCCGTTGAATTTATGCGTGGGTTTTCTGATGGAGCTGATACGGCGGCTGCCACGCCTGTTCAAAAAGCGGACACGCCTCAATCCTCAGATCCTGTTCAGGATGCAGCTCTAGGTGTGGGACGTGACATCGGGCTGGGTGTTATTCATTCGCCACGATCAGTCGCACGGGGCGCGACTAAAGGCGTTAATTCAATGTTGGATTTCATGAAGGGTGTCACTGATTTTGTACCGACTTTGACCATGCTAGACGAGCAAGCCAAGGCAACCAATATACCCCGTGTGGTAACAAGCGGCGAACAGGAAAGGCGCTTTAATTTAGAACGCACTTCCGAAGGAAAAGAGCCTATAAAACCTTTACGTCTGCCTGTGCCTGATAAGCCGAAAACGGACACGGTCACGGGCAGCCTGATTGAAGGTATTACGCAATTTGCAGTTGGTTTTAAAGGTGTTGATAAAATTGGCAAGGTTCTTGGTACTGCTGGTGAGGCAACAGGGCTTGCTAAAGCTGGTATTGCAACGCTGAAAGGGGCTGCTGCAGATTTGCTGGCGTTTGATCAGCATGAACAGCGTCTGTCGAATGTGATCCAGCAGGTGCCGGCGCTTCAAAATCCTGTCACGGAATATCTACAGGCCAAGCCCGATGACGGATTTGTTGAAGGTAAGCTGAAACAGGCGATTGAAGGTGTTGTGACAAGTGGCGCAGGTGAGGCTTTGTTTGGTGGTATCAAGCTATTGAAAAAAGGCCTGGCGGCCAAATCTGCCGCTGAAGCTGATGGTTTAAAGCCGCAGGATATATTCGATAATTTACCGCCTGAAGACGCAGCTGGTGTCGGTGTTGACCGCGGCCATTTTGAATTTTTGGGTCGTGCTGATGATCCAGAACTGATTTTACAAAAATCAAAGGACGCGAAGTTGGCGGCCGCCGCAGATGAAACAGCGGCTGCCTTTGGCAAGACAAAACGAATCTCTCCAGAATCCAGTCCCACAATCAATGATTTTGAAATCAATTTTGCACGTATCAACGGGCCAGACGATATCAAGGCGTTAATGGATGAAATGGTGAACCATCCAGCCTTAAAGCCATCTATTGAAGGATCGCGCCGTGGTAAAATTACCAATGCTGACACGCTAACAGCTGCCACCGATATTGATGGGTTTGATAGCCTGATGGCACGTCGCACGGGCGAGGCATTCAATGCAGAGCATATTGTGGCTGGTCGTCGCATATATTATGACACCACAACAAAACTGATGGAAGCGGCCAAACGTGCGGCAGGCCCTGATGCTAGTGCAGTTGACCAGTTTAATTTCAGGAAAATGATAGCAACGCACCATGCTGTGCAGAAAGAATTCATGGGGATACGGGCTGAAGCAGGCCGGGCTTTACAGGCATGGTCCATCCCCGTTGGCGGCAGCGGATCTGAAAATCTGAAGGCACTTGAACAGACGCTGACAGAATTCGGTGGTACGGATGCCAGTGTTGACCTTGCGCGTCGCTTGACAGCTTTAGGTAATAACCTGAACACAACGCAGATCAATAGCATCACGCAACGCGCGGCGGTTGCTCGTACGGTTGATGCTGTAGCGGAAGCCTGGACGCTGGGGCTGCTGACGAACCCGACAACACATGTGGTTAATTTATCCTCCAATATACTGACAGGACTTATGCTGGGGGGTGAACGATATGCAGCGGCACTCTCCAAGGATAGCCCGGTGAGTTTCAAGGAAGGAACACAGTATTTTGTAGGCATGATGGAAAGCCAGAAACTGGCGATTAAAAATATGGCACAGGCTTTCAGGACGGGTGAAAGTGGTATCGGGCTTGGTAAAATTGAGCAAGCGCGCACGCGTAAAAGTGCCCGCGATATTTTAGACCCAGAGGGCAAAGCTGGTGTTTTGAGTAAAGCGATTGACTGGTATGGCGGGATGTTGAACAAGTATGTTGGCAATGCGCTTGGTGCTGCCGATGAATACAGCAAGACGGTCTTATATCAGGCACAGTTGCGTGCCTTGGCCACGCGACAAGGTATAGCCAAGGGATTAGAGGGCGCGGCGCTGTCCAAACATATTGCGGATGCGCTAGATGCGCCGACAGCCAAGATGCGGGCTGATGCGGTGACTTTCGCGCAATATGGTACTTTCACGCGCGAGCTTGGCAAGGCAGGACAGAAAACCCAGCAAATTATTCATGCATTTCCAGCCCTTAGGTTTGTGGCACCTTTTGTACGGACGCCCGCGAATATCTTTAAATTCACTTTTGAGCGTACGCCGCTTGCACCACTATCGCAGGCCGTACGCGATGATATTGCGGCGGGTGGTTTGCGCAAAAATATGGCCCTGACAAAAATAGGCGTTGGCACATCTATCATGGCGATTGGGGCTGACCTTTCCATGAATGGGCATATCAGCGGTGCTGGGCCAAATAATTCTGATGCCCGTGCGGCGTTGCGGCGCACGGGCTGGAAACCTTACAGTATTAAGGTAGGTGATACATGGCATAGCTATGCGCGATTTGAACCAGTGGCTACGATTTTAGGTTTGTCTGCAGATATGGCTGAAATCATGTCTAATTATGAATCGTATGATGTGGATGCACAGACAGATGTGGACGGGCTTGTAACAGCTGCTGTTATCGCGGGCGGTAATCAGGTCGTTGGTAAAACATTCATGACGGGGTTTGCGGATTTGACTGAAATGCTGTCTGACCCTGAACGTTATGCCAAAGGGTTTTTACAAAAATTTGCGGGGTCTTTTGTGCCTGCTGGCGTGGCTGCATTGGAACGTGCGGGCAGCCCAGAGATGGAGCAAGTGTTCAATATGAAGGATGCTGTGCTTTCGCGCATTCCAGGGGCCAGTGAATTTGTTGGCAAGAAACGTGATATCTGGGGCGATGAAATCAAGTGGTTTACGCCAGGGGAGAGTATGGCAGGGAATGCAGCCTCCCGTGTGTGGAGCCTGGTTAACCCGATGAGTAGCAGTACTGAACAGGATGCCCCTGTTGACAGGTGGATGTTGAAGAATGGTTTTGATATTCCAATGCCACAAAAAACACAAGTGTTTGGGGATGTGCGGCTTGACCTGCGTGAATACCCAAAAGCCTATGAACGGCTTGTGGTGTTGCGCGGCCATGAGTTGAAGCTTGACCGTTATGGCGGGCAGAGCATGAAGCAGTTCTTTGAAAATCTTGCCACTGAAAATGATCCGTTTGGGCGGCATGTCGGGTTTTTTATGGGTATTGGTAATTCGTATGAAGATCAACAAAACTTTATATCTGGCGTTGTGCGGGATTATACAGCCGCCGCCAGGCTTCAAATTTTGCAGGAGTTTCCAGGGCTTCCTGCTGCAATTTCACAGGAACAACGAAACGCCGCGGCGGTTAACCGCGTGCGGTCATCCATAAGGGGGCAAGGCCAATGACAGACGATGTAGCAGAAAACGACAGGCGGGCACGATATGAAGCGAGCGCTGCACAAACAGTGTTTGATATCGATTTCCCGATTGATGCAGCCGATGAAATTATCGTGTATCAGAACGGTGAGATGATTGATGATTACACAGTTGATATCGATGCTTTAACTGTTACGCTGGATACTGGCGCTGTAGCTAATGATATTATCGTCATCGAGGGGAATACAGCCGCACGGCGTGCGAATCCGCACCCGTTGGGCGGCAGTATATCCTCAACGCTTTTGAACAGTGACGCGCGGCGTGAAGTGCGCATTGCACAAGAACTTAAGCGCGATGTAGCACGGGGTATGCAATTGCCGAAATCGGAATCGTCCAGTTTTTCGGCGGTGCTGCCAGAGCTTGAAATTGGCGAAACGATTATGAAAGGCGAGAACGGATTTGAGGCAGGGCCAAGTGTTACCGATATTGCAGCTGTAGCTGGTAATGCCGCGCAGGTGGCGGCTGATAAAATTACAGTGGCCGCTGATAAAGCTATAACCTTGAACTATAAAAATGCTGCTGAAGCCGCTGCGGCAGGTATGAAATGGCGGCCAAGTGTCAGGGTTGCAACAACTGCGAATATCACATTAGCGGGAACACAAACAATCGACGGTGT